CCGCCGATGGAACGCGGCCATCGTCTCGAACCCGAAAACATCCAGATCACGCTCAAAACGCTCGGCTTCAACCCCGGTGATTGCGTAACCGACTGCGGTATCTGGGAGAGCGACGACGATGACCGTATCGCTTGCAGTCCAGACGCCTACGAGGACAGCGAGAAGCCGACGTGGGCCATCGAATGCAAGTCGCTCGGCTCCGCCTACCACCTGCAGACCGTCGTACCGTGGATGATGCACACCGACGCCATGCGATCCCATATCGCCAACCTGAAACCAGAACTGGTCGATGTCATCGAACAGGTGTTGCCCGAGTACACGCTCGACAGCAAGGCTACCGGCTTCGACTTCATCCCCGACCAGTACAAGTCGCAAGTGCTCCAATACTTCGTCGTATGCGATTCGCTGGAAGTCCTGTTCTTCTCGATGTTCGACCCGCGCGTGGTCGGAGAAGCAAACCATCAGGTCATCCCCGTGTACCGTAAGGACATCACAGAAAAGATCGAAGAGCATAAGAGTCGCCAGTTGGCCACGCTCCATATCTCCGATGTGCTGGCCGATGCTCTGGGGGTGACGTTCTGATGAAGACCACGGCAATCTTGGAAAGCCATGACATGTTCGTCCTGTTTGAAAGTTGCCCAACGTGCAACTGGCATGACGCCGGTTATCTGGTGGGATGCCGCGTGTACGCCCAGAAGATGGGTCGTAGGCTCCGTATCGTACCGTCTGGGAGTCCCACCGCCAGAGCGATACGCACCATCGCCAAAGGCCAAGGCGTAGGCGTGCGTTATCCGATGATCTTGCTGGACGGATTGATCTACTTCACGCCGAAAGACATCAACCTAGCCGATTATGTTGCGGACGACGAAACCGAAGAAAAGGATGACACTAATGAAGACTGACACTCTCACCAGCGATGTGCTGGAACTGTTCAACCGGAACCGTATCACGGTGAACACTCTTCGTACGTTCGTGGTGGAGAGCGTTGCCGACTTCCTCGGAGACGACAAACACGACAAAACATGCGGCAAACTGTTCGACCGCTGGTATCAACACGTTCGCCGCTCCATCTGGATTGGTGCCGCGCAATACGTCTTGGAACACCACGGGTTCAACTACAAGGAAGCCAACAATGAAGCGAAGCGACTCTACAAGGAACTGTACACGGATTACGACAAGAGGTATGGCTGCTGGCGTCGCAACGAGGAAAGGAAGACCGATGAAGACTAATTGGTGGACTGCCGTGCTTTCCGCTGGAATCACGGCTGGATATGCGACTACCGTGGTGCAACTCTCGCCCGGCCCCGGCTACGTGTTTTCCTCGCTCCGCCGCAAGCTCACAGTAAAGACCGAGAACCTTCCCAGTTCGCTGCCAACGTGGGCGAAGGATTACGCGGATAGTCTCGGTGATCTCGCGTATTGCGGCTGGTGTCTCAGCCCGTGGGTGTCGCTTCCGGTGTGGGCGATGGCAGCCAAGATCAACCGGATACGGTTCGGGGTCAAGTGGGTGGCTGGGTGGATGGTGGCTGCGAGTGTGGCCGCGTTCCTCCGCCACTCCGCTGAAACGGCAGTGGCGTAATGTTCAGCGAACAACAGGTGCATGTGCTGCTGATTCTTTGGATGGCGAAGCGTCCGCTGACCCATGAGGAAATCGAACGGATGGCGGTCTTGGCGAAGTATGACGATACGCCGCAGGGCTTGAGGTCGCGCATGATCGAGCTTGAGCGTTCGGGGCATGTGTGCCGTGTCGATAGGGATGGTGTGAACAGTCGGCATCGTCATTGCTGGCGGTTTGCTCTGACCGATGACGGGCGTGAAGCCATTAGTGAGCTGTTTGGCGAAACACAAACAATGTGATATAATAAATATATCACATTGTAGGGAGGTGAAACATGCGTAAGCAAAACAAGATCAAGACAGTGATCAACGGTCAAGAAGTCACCGTGGAACAGGACAGTCAGACCGGCCAGTTCTTCACCCGACAGTCTGTCGGCAACATCCCCATTGACTACGCGACCATCAGCGACCGCGTGACCATCGGACAGTGCATCAAATACTGGAGGATACGCCACGGATACTCACAGGCGGAACTAGCCGAACGAATCGGCGTCGCCAGTCCAAACGTGGTCGCCATGTGGGAAAACGGACGCCGCAAACCACAAAAACAATACCGGATGCGATTGTCCGAGCAACTCGGCTATGACATTCTGACCAAAGACTAGAAGATAGTCTAAAAACCTGCACGATCAGTCCAATCATCATCACACCAAAGGAGCAACAATGGAAAACGACACCGTACACTACCTGACCTCAATCATCAACCTCCTCCTGAAGAAACCGGAACTCCAACGAATCATCGACAACCAAGGACTCGGGCAGGAACTCACGTTCGGACAGATAGGCTTCAAAGACTATGAAGCGTTCCTACGAGTCTACGAAATCCTGAACAGTATCGAGGGAGTGGAAACCACACCCATACGCGAATCAGAATTCGTGAATACGGAACAATACTCGTTCCGTCTGGTCGCTCCGGTTAATCTGTGGTTCTTCCACTGCACGGGAGTATTCCATTGAGCAAGACCGATCCTGACATCGAAACCCGTATGAAGGTGTTCAACCGTGACCACGGCAGATGCTTCATCTGCGGAAGAACGTTGAGCTCCTCCGCGTTCAACCTGCATCACCGTCGTATGCGCTCACACGCTTGGGAAGGGTTGAACCTACCCAGCAACCTGATTACCGTGTGCGGCTCGGGAACGATGGGATGCCACGGGCGTATCCACCAGCACCCTAAAGAATCGTATGAGAACGGTTGGCTGGTCAGCGCATACAACGACCACCCAGAAGAAATACCAGTGTTCAGCGAATACCGAAAACGAAAATTCCTCTTCAACAACTAAGCAAAGAATTAGCCCGGTACCAGTCATCAAGACCAGTGCCGGGCTAATTCATTCGGTCATCACACCATCGCTCGAAAGGAGCAACACCAGTCTACCACTTGGAAACACCAGTGTAGACGTGGATCACGCTTCCTCACGCCATCCCTGCGGATAAGCGTCAGGAGTCCACACACAACCGTCCATCAAACACGTATAGTGTTTGCCGTTGTAAGTGATTTTGTCTCCCACATGATAGGCGTCGTGCGCGCCGGTCGGCTGCTTGTATTCCGGCCATTCATCGACTGGTTTCTCGGGTTCGCCGGGCTCGGTCGATGAGCCGGTTTCCAGCTTGTCCAGTCGGTCCTCGACTTCGCGCTGCCACGTCTCGATGTCCTTCACACGATCAGCCAACGGGGCATAGGAATCGTCGGGCTTGGCGTTCGTCTGAGCTTGCTCGAGAAGCTGCTTCATCTCCTCATCGGACAGTTCGCCCATCGCATACAAGGTCTTGATACGCTGGCTTAAATCGGTGAGATTGTAGCCTCCGGCGTTGATGATGGTTTGCACGGTTTCAAACATGATGAACCTCCTTAATTGGTTTCCAAAGACTTGATGCGAGTCTCCAAGGCTTGCACTCGCGTTTGCATGACATCAAGCTCATTCAATTTCGCTTCCAACGTGGCGACACGGTTGGCGAGTTTTTTATATTCGGACTCTTTCACAAGTCTGTCCCATATCACATTAGTAAACCCCGTCCAACCCTGTCGAACAAATATGGACGCGCCCACCCCCCGTCTGTGTAGGCTAAAATACATTGGACATGGGGATTCCCGTAGCTTGCGTCAAACAAACTTCCGCCGACTATTCGTAAACCACTCGGCATGTTTTTCCAGTTTTTGTCTATTTTATAGATTCGGTTTTGGGTTAGATTGTTGGCGTCCGCGTCATCCCCTGACTTCGATATAGCATTTATGAAATTTCCGTCGATCATTCCCAACGGATTACCGCTAGTACCGTCTCCGGTCAGCGTGGCGTCATGTTCGACCGATGCCTGTTCTCCCTTGTCACCACGGGGAATGGTGAAGTTCGCCGTGTACTTCGCCCCAGTCTTGGTGATGTCCACCGCCGCATCGGTGCCGGGCTCACCCGTCGTGACCGACCCCACCGTGAGACCGAAACCGTCCACGGCCTGTTGAGCCGCTGTGGCCGAATCGGCTGCATTGGTCTCGGAAGTCTTCGCTGCGGAAGCCGAGGACGCGGCGTTCGTTTCCGACGTATTCGCTGCGGAAGCGGACGCCGAAGCCTGCGAGGCGCTCTGTGCAGCTGCTTGAGCGTTTACACCGGCAGCACTCGCACTACCAGCCGCAGCCGTAGCGGATTGCGAAGCCGACCGTGCGGCGTCTTCCGCCTGACTGACAGAACCCGAAACGGACGCGACAATATTAGCCGCATGTTCGGCGCTCGAAGCTGCGTTACGTTCACTCTCAGCCGCATTAGTCTCGCTCTGCTTCGCTGCTGTGGCGGACTGCGAGGCTTGCATGGCACTATTGGAGGCGTTACGTTCACTGGTTTGCGCCGCACTAGCTGAAGCAGACGCCTGCTGTTCACTGTTCGCAGCGGCATCAGCGGAACCACGCGCAACCGTCACACTCTCATTAATGGATGCCTCGGCCTTACCGATGCTATCCACAGCGTCACTAGCAGTCTTGTTAATGCTTCCGATAGCCGTATCAGCCGTATCCTGAACCGTGCCGATGATCTTGTCGATACGGGTCTGCTGACCGTCCTCAGGGTCGAAAACACCCGACACTGCGGGTTCGACCAGAAACACGACATTCCGCGAATACGTTTCGCCATTACCATCAATGAAAGAGAGATTGCATCCGACCCGTCCCACACTCAAGACTCCCACGGGAATCGTGAAGTCCCAAGCACCGTCAGACTCGACACCGGTCACGTAATCACCATACTGGTCGTCAGAGCGCGGTGGATAATACAGGCGAGCGCCGGTGAACCCAGTGACCTTCTGCCCGTGATCCATCGGAACGAAACGAATGATCTTACCGTTATCGTCCGCCTGATTGACCACAATGTACGGGAGTTGCTGACTGATATCGTTGATCTTGACGGTGACGGTACGGAACAAGTCGGATGCGATTGTCATTTATTTACCTCACTTGGAAATGCCTGCGTAGTGGACACCGAACATGCCAGCCACACCGGAACCGACCAGAGCGCAAGCGCCACCCATTACAGCCACCCATGACGGCACGTCCGGCACGGCGCTCACGAAACTCAGCACCGCGCCAGCGATACCGACCAGACCGGAAACCAGATACGCCCACTTGCGAGTCGCCGCGTTGAACGTCGGCACGTAATTATCATTACCGTCCGGCACCTCGTTGGTAATCGCCGTTTCAGTGGTCGGCTCACCCGGAGTGCTGTTATCAGTCAACATTGCTTCTTCGATACTCATTGGCTTGTCCTTTCAGTTGAAGATGCGGCCCTCATTGAGTCGCCTCTGAAATTCTTTGACCGCCTGAGACGGAGCCGGGTCGATGACCCCATTCCCACTATACCCATTCATTTCGATCAGGAAGTGACGAATGAAGTCAGGCCCGGCGTTGCGTGGACGGTCGGTGATGCCGAAATGCTTCGATGCCCATTCCCCCCAGTCCCTCCCGCCGGTACCCCACTGGGCGGCGTAGATGTTCGCGTTCGCGTCGCACTTGATCTGGCCGGACATGATGCCATCGGGGGTGGTTCCTGCGATCTCCTGAGCACGCTTCATGGTGAGCGGCCCCCAAGAGCCGTCCACTTCGAGCTTCGTTGTGCCGGATGTGGCGGGCTGGGTCGGCACAGGGTTGGCGGGAGCGGTCAGGCCACGCGCCAGTTTGTCCAAACGGTCGAGATCATAAGTGCCGGGGCACTGAGTGCTGGAACAGTCACGGTGCCGGATAAGCGGCAAGTCTCCGTACATGGCGCGGAGATCACGAATCAGCTCGGCAATCGTCGCGTAATCACCATCCGACTGGCGCGGGTTGCACTCGATGCCGATACCCTTGTCGTTGCCCTTGCTGCCGACGCCCACGCCGTCGCCCGCATGCCACGCTCGATCGTCCGGGTCAACGATGCAGGCCACGCGACCGGCTTCAGCGATGTAGTGTGCGGACGCGCCACGTTTGGGGTTGCACAGAGTGTTGATAACAGCATCGAACATGGGATGATTGCTCGGGTCGTCCCACCAGTGGATGACGATGTAGTGGATGCCGTATGGGCGTCCGCTAGTGTAGTTGGGACTGTTATAGGTGGTGATGTCCTGATAGGTCATTGTTTTTCCTTTCAGAAGGTCAGCGCGTACCAAACCGTGATGAAAAGCTTGAGAAGATTGGCGGCGTTGATGATGATAGTGTAGGCTCCCAGCACTATAGCGCCGACCAGTACGATTGCTAGGAGTATCAATGCTGTGAGTTCGGTTCGGCGCATGGTTCCAGTTTATCAACCTTGCCGGTACCGCGCATAGTGACAGTCAGTTATCGCCTGCTAACTCTTCAAGTGATGCGATACGGTCGCGTAGATCATCGGGCAACGACGGTTTAGGATGATTCTCCAAAAATTCAGGTTCGATGATCTCGCAGAATTGTGACAACCAGTGGCCCAACGCGCGAATATACCCAGTCTCAAGATCAATCGTGTACTGCATCGTATCACGTTTTTTGATTAAAGCGCTTATTTTCTGGTCTTGCGCGTCGATCTGCCGTTTCATGTCTCCCTGCGCTGAGACTAACGCTTGATATGCGCTGGTGAGGTCTGACCTACGGTTGGCTAGCCATGTTATGAGTCCTCCGAGAGCCACGCCGCCTACGCCGATGATTGCAGTGAGAATATCAGTCATAGTCTCTATTTTAGACCATGCCGATAAGACTCATTATGTTCAGCATCAACACCTCTGGACAGATTGATGCCTGCGGTATCGGCGCAACTCAGTACGGCCTCTGCACCGGCCAGCACACACTACCGCTACGAGCGTCTGAAGAACCGCTAGCACCCATGTTCTTCACACTCACCACACCAGCGGCGGTGACAACGAGAAAACCGGTATTGCTTCCACCGTTCGAAACCATCAGAGGGTTCGACATCTCGTATTTCGGCCGGTACGCCTCCCTAATCGTCTTACCCCATTGAGCCGAATCCCACGAACCGGAACCAATTTTCACGGAAGTCACTTGAACCGCGCACGATGATTCTCCGTAGATGACGGTTATCTTTCCGCCACTCCATGACTCACTCACGGTTTCAAAAACCGGCTTCCATGCGCCGTTGTTTCTGACGTAATGAGCATTATCGGCAATCGTTACAGCCTCCTGCCCGTTCATCGCGGCAATAGTGTTAAGCTGTTCAAGATCACGCGCCATCAGCACCGCGGTATTGCGAATAATCGGAGCCACGTCCGACGCGACACCGGCGTTAACCTCGGCAATCACCAGACCATTGATATTCGAGTCAGGAGTGCCAGCGGTGAACACTTCGAGTTTGCCTTGCGGGGTCGTACCATGCGACTGTGACGGGTCTTCCACAGTAACCGCGATCTTGTAATTGTTGGTGGAGTCCGCCAACTGCACGGTCGTATTGGTGGTGATGGCGTAAGTGTACGCGCCCAAACCATCCCACGGGCTGATGGTACCGCAATGAGGTTTGACCGTAACCGTCAGACCACTCACCGTGACCAGAGGAACCGGGGAACCGTAACGAATGCCAGACAACCCGTTGAACACGGTACCATCGGACGGTACCAATAGAGGATTAATGGCGTGTCTGTAATCGTCCGCCGTATACTCCGGTGAACCGTTCAGCGCGGTAAGCGGGTGCATGATGATAGCCATAATCAATCCTCCGAATCGTCTACACTCATTTTATCCGCGCTAGAGGATAGTTCGTCAACCTTAGCCTTGAGCGCGTCCACTTCATCAGCCACCTGCTGGGCCAGTCGTAGCGCCGCCACTCCGAGCATGGGATAGTTGATGCCCGTCAGATTGCCGTCTTCATCGTATTCGCAGAAGAAACCTAAACCGTTTTCATCCAAATCGTCGGCTATCATACCGACCATCGGTTGTGCATCATCAAGATTCATGTTTTTGTCATCCTTCATCCGGTAGATGCACCATTTCGCTTTGCGGAGCGCGTCAACCGGAATGTAATCGTCTGCGTCAACGATATCGGTTTTCACTGCACGAATAGATTGCGACGTGCCCATAGTGCCATCGGACAACACCCACACCGCGCGCCACGGGCCGACAGTAAACACATTATTGTAGGCGTTGGCGATACCCGTGCCACCACGATTGGGAGCCAATACTCCCCAGTTCCACGTCTGAGTTTTAACGTCAATCTCGGAACGGGTGTAACTGTTGCGGGTGATGCTTTCCTGCACACGCTGGTCAAGATTATTCGTCAACGTCTGCACTTCCTTATACATTGCCGTGATTTGGTCTACCATCGGTTTGACGCTGTTGACGATGCTTGGCGGCAGCTCCTGTAACTGGCGTTTAATGTCCGCGAACTGGCGGGCTGTAGCATCCGCGCTATCGAGACTGAACTTGAATTTGCTCGGCATTGTCGTCCTCCTGCTGCAACGTCGGGGTGATAGTCCACGCCTGACTGAAATCAATCTCATACCCGATGATACGGGCGGTACCGTGGTTATGGTATCGGAAATGTTCGGCGTCTTCCTCCACCGTCCACGATATAAGGTCGCCCGGTTTCCACTCTTCATACACCATCGGAGCGGATAGCAGACTTAAGCCCATAGTGATGGTCTGGGTACCGTTCTGCATCTGCAACAATGATGATTTAGCATGTTCGTTCAGCGTACTCTTGTTCTTGATGTTGGTTGACGGTTGGAACACATATTCAAGCCGAGGCCGGTGGGGCTGGTCTGCTATCATCCAATCGGACTGGGGACGGTCTCCCGCGTCAGCCGTACTCACCGCCATGACCGCGTTAGCACCATACCCGTTAGTGTAATCCTCCAACAGGGTGAACGTGGTCATGACGCTTTCATCGAACGTGGTGCTTGGCGTGGTGGAACCGATACGGTCGGCTACCGTCATTACCGGTTCATAATGACCGTCGTTGATTGTCCGCCATGATGTACACCATTCCGGCCCGTTCAACACGTTTGCAAGCTCCTGTAATACGCTTAACAGTGTTTTGTCGCTTTCAGCCTCATACGTACGGTCACGTTTGATGCTACTTGGTGACGCTTCGACAACAAGATTGAAACGATGGTTCGCAAGCGTGGTGGTCACGAGGTCTCCCACTATCTCGCACTGGTCACGATTCGTGTACGTGTGATCCTGCACATACACGTTGTCGAGATAGTGTTCGACGGTTGCCAATGTCAACGATAATCCGTCTCCACGCATTACCCGTTCTCGTTTGACCACGATACCGCCCCACAGTACGGTGGAATCTCGCACTAGGAGTATGGCAACCTGATACGGTGTGGTGGCTTCATCCCAATTGCGGGGAGCATTACGCCACGGGAGCGTTGCCGTTTCACTGGTAGTTTCCTCGAAACGGTACGTCAAGTGAGTCAGTTGAAGGTCTGGGAGTTCCGCTATCACCGTACCGTCATCCAACGTGACGGCCAAAAACTGCAAGCCGGAACGCTGCCACAATACACGCTCCGTGCCCGAGGATAGGCCGTTCGCCTGCGGCAACCTGTTAGCAAGTAATGGCATCCGACGCCTCCTTAGATGTAAGCCGGGTTGAACGTAACCGTCATACGAGCGTTATCCGATGGTTCCTCGGCGCTGAACATCCAGATATTCTCCCCGATTCCCGCGTAGCTCCATTCACGTCGGATCACACTGCCACGCGCCGGATCCGTGCCATCAATAAGAATCTCATGAGTGGAACCGTTGATAAGAATGTAATGGTCCTCACCCAAACTAAGGTCGAACGCCATAATATGGCCGCTCGGATTATGCTCCACCTGCGGGTTGACTACAGGCCCATCGATACGGATAGTCACCGGACTTGGAGCGCTACCCGTGTTCGTGAGGCGCACGCTACCCGACACGGTTGTTTCAGACCATACCCACGTTGACCCCGTGCCGGTTTTGATATCCTCGAAGCGATAGGGGAATGTCATACCGCCCTGACTGTTTGGCAGACCAGTATTCCCAGTCACTGACTGCGTATCGTACAGATACGAGTCCAAAGCGGTCAAACCGATACTGAATTTAAGAATGTTGACGCCGGCCCATTCCACCAATGGCGCGGAAGACGATTGCATGACCTGCACCTGACGGCTGATGTTCCCCAGTTGCACTACAAGCGACTGGCTGGTGATGTTGAACGAGCGTTTGAACGCATCCCAAGCGTTGATACAGTTTTCTGTGCATCTGCCGATGATATGACCATCAACACTGATCGAACGGCCATGAGCCACGGGTATGTTGCTAAACCAGCCATCCGACCATGCTTTATCTTTGGTCTGCAAGGTCGAGCCAACACCGTCGAACAGTCCCGAAACGTTCTGAAATGTTACATGCCACTCGCACCCATACGAATCAGTCCCATACAATGGGAACCCGTTCAGGGTCAGACGAACGTCGCGCGGGTCAAGGGTAAAGATAGCCATACCCTTAGTCTACCCGCGCGGTTTGTCACACGTAATGGAAATTGATCACACGCACGGTTTCACGAGCTGCCGCGTTCGGGTCAAGAGCGTTGACCGTGATAGGCGCGTTCACGCGCGGGCCACTAGTCGTGTTCATGGGCACAGGGTTGGACATGACAGGCATTGGCGTCACAATGGACGACGGTAGAAGCGAGTCCACCATGTCTTCCACCGGTCGAGTGGCCGCACGCTCGTTTTCCGATACGCCACGGCCAAGACCAGCAGGAATCATCCGCCCTATCTCACGGTCGAACACTTTCGACGGGGAGTGGATGCCCAGCATGTTTTTGGCAGCGTCGATAACGTCGCTAACCGCGTTCTTGACCGCTGAAATGGCTCCGCCGATGGCGTTCTTGATGCCGTTAATCAAACCTTGAATAATGTTCTGGCCAGCGCTGAGAAGCCATGATCCGGCTCCGCTGAACACGCCCATGATACGGCTCGGAATACTGGTGATGAAGCTCATCATGGAGCTAACGCCACTACTGACAGCGCTTGTGATGCCGTTCCACGCGGCGCTTACGGCTCCCCTGATACCGTTCCACACACTGCTGAAAATACCGCTGATGCCGTTCAACACGCTTGAAATGACGCTCGACACTGCATTGATGGCACTAGAAACGATACTTTTGATACCGTTCCAAACACTGGAAGCGATATTCTTGATTCCGTCCCATACTCCAGACCAGTCGCCGTTAATCGCGGCCAATACTGTGGTGATTATCGCGTTGATAACGTCCATGACGGACGTGATAACCGTTTGGATGTAAGGGAAAACCGCGTTAATGACACTCTGAATCGTTGAACCCCAGATTTGGAACACTGATTGGATGGCGGGTAGCACGGCCTGAATCACCGTAGCGATGTTATTGATCACAGGGGTTACAGCTGTGGCGATGACGCTCATGGTCTGCATGATGTTGCTCACTATGGTAGACAACACGGGTGCAATGGTCTGAATCGCGGCCATGATGACAGGCATAACGGCATTGTTGAGATTCTGCAAGGCACTCATAAGCGGTTGGAGTGCCGGAAGCACCATCTGAATCGACGAGGCGATGTTATTGATAACAGGAGTTACGGAAGCCGCGATAACACTCATAGTTTGCACGATGTCGCTCACTACGGTAGCCAACACTGGTGCAATGTTCAGGATGATAGGCATGATGGCATTGCCGACATTCTGCAAGGCACTCATAAGCGGTTTCAACGCCGGGAGCAACTGAGATTGCACGATTCCCACAACCGGTTGAAAAGCGGTCTGGAACGTTGTGCCGATCTGTGAAAGAACCGGGCCGATGGTCTGCACCAGTCCGGTAAACACGCCACTAAGCCCGCTGATTCTCTCCGCCACGAAGCTCATACTATCGGTTAACGGCTTTTTGAACTGGTCAAGAATCGTCGTACCAACGCCGACAATGGACGCTTCAAGGTTGCCCATAGCGCCTTCGATAGTGCTGGTGCTGGTCGCAGCCTCTTTCGCGGCGTCCGTCATACCCAAGTCCATTATGGCTTGATTGAACTCATCCGCGGTGATCTCGCCATCGGCCATAGCGTCGCGGAAGTCGCCAGTGTACGCACCGTTCTTCAGCATCGCTTCCTGAAGTTTTCCGGACGCGCCGGGGATGGCGTCGGCCAACTGGTTCCAGTTCTCAGTGGTCAGCTTGCCCGCGCCAGCGGTCTGTGTAAGCACCATACCCACCGAGCTGAAAGTTTCCGCGTTACCACCGGCTACAGCGTTCAGATTACCAGCCGCCTCGGCTAGTTTGTCGAAGCCCTGTACGCCGTTCGCGGCAAGCTGGGCGGTCACGTTGCGAATATCACTGATGGAATACACGGTCTGGTCTGCGTATGTCTGAGTGCTTGCAGTAAGCGCGTCAATAGCACCGGTATCCAGACCGGCAAAGTTCAGCGTGCTTTTGAACTTGTCCGCTGAGTCGGATGCTTCCACGATATCGCCGGTAAGGTCGCTAATCGCGTCAACCGCCTTACTGATACCAGAGGATACGAGACCGCCAACGGCACCGGCGACGGCACCGAACTTTCCGAACCCGCTGGAAGACTTGCTAGCCGACTTGTCAACGTTACTCAACGCTCCATCAGCTTGCCGCGCCGACGTTTCGATCTGACGGCTACCCGATTCAATATCCTTGACTCCAGCGTTCCAGTCGCCGGTGTTGATCTCGGCGTCTAGGGTTAGTGTCGAGTCTGCCATCACAAGTCCTTCATAAGATTATTGATGATGCTGGTTATCCTCTGGTCGCCATGCTTCGAGAACGCGGAGGCGATGCAATTGAACGTCATCTGGTATTGTTCAGCCAGACGCCGCCGTCTGATACGGCGTCCCTCCCGAAGCAGTCGCATCATAAGGTCTGGGTCAACCTTGTTTTCCAACACGTCGCGGATAGCCTGCCACCCATACACGTCACCCAATTCAGCGAGGATATTAACGCTCGGAAGCGGTTTGCGGGACGCCTCCTTATGCTTGTAATCCTTCATCGCCTCCCGTTCGGCGGGAGTGAGCAGACTATCCCACGACTTCATTTATTCGCCCTTGATGTCAACGGTGATGTTTTTAGCCATAAGCCCGCACAACGCGCTCATGGCACGCTGGTAGGCGAGGTCGCTACGCTCCCGCGTCTGCGCCTTCCACTCGGAGAATTTATCTGCTGGACTCATAAGCGATTCGACCAGCGGGAAGATAATGTTTTTGGCGGTTTCCAAAGTCTCACGGTTCGCAACGCCAGCGCTCAGCTTGTCGATAGTCTCAGCATTATCCAATATGGTGAGCGTATCCTTCGAGCCGAGCGGACGCATGGTGTACACAGTGCCGTCAAGCTTCACGGTGAGGGTACGGAACGCTTCTCGGGTGTCGATGCTCAAAACAGGGGTAGTCATTATTGCTCCAATCGGGTGATATCATGAATCATGTTGCTTTTCTCGGAACCTTTATCTCCTGCGCCCGCCACCACAATTCTGGTAGCGGGCGTTACTTATGCTCACTTACTTGATATTGAAGTTAACCACGGTCTGCACACTACCATCCTTGAACGTGACGGTACCAGTACCGGCCTGCTTGAACTGAATATCCCAAGTGCCATCCCCGTTGTCCGTGGCTGTAGCCTTACTGGTTTCGTTCACGGTGGCGGTGATGCTGCCAGTGGCACCGTTCGGGGAGGCCACCACATTCACAGTCACATGATCGCCGACTTTGCCGGAAATGTTCGTCGGGGACGCGGTAAGCGCTGTGATCTGAACGTCATCCGTCTTGATAGTGCCGGAATCTTCGTCGTAATACGACGGGTTATCAAGATCAAGCTCGCCCATGACCACGGCACCGTTCGCACCGGAGGTCATAGAACCGGAAAGCGTGACCACAAACGGGTCGGACAGGCTCACCTTGAACTCGCCGCCAGCGCTGATTAGCGCCTGCGGGATACGGAAGTCCTGCGCCGACGAATGACCATCACACACGTTATGAATGATGATGTCCCTCGGGGTGTTGGAAACGCATTCGTTGCCACCGAAACGCACCTGACCCGTCTCGGCCATCGAACCGGAGATGACACGCTTGAACTTCGCATTATGGTACAGTTCGGGGAACAGCATGCCGAGGAATCGGACGCTCGGACAAATAATGTTCAGCTCGAAACTCATTTCATCATAGGACCCGTTCGGCACGTTGATGGTGCCGGACTGCGAAGCAACCTCGGTAGTGCCGGGAGTCAAGGTGATAGTGCCCACTTCATCTTGCACGAAGTCGGGGCTGATCACGAGATCGTCAATGTATACGGTCTTTTTGCCAATCAGTGGGTAGGAGGCCATTTCAATGTCCTTTCGTCGGACGGGACTGCACACGCGCGACTTAATGGACGGTTCTATTCTACCGTTTCGTTGGAGAGCTTGTAGTCAACGTTGAATCGGATGCTTTTCACCCATCGGCCTTCCCCGTCGATGGCGTCCATGTCGATGGCGGTCGCCGGATGCACACGGATTGATACAAAGTCAATATCAGCGATGGGGTTGCAGGTCAGTTGGCAATAGTCATGCAGACGATTGTTGATGAAGTGCAGGAGGCGGAGCATCAACTTTCCTTGCTCGATCACGTCGAAGTATCGGCTGCTGACTGTGAGCTGATCCGTGTACAGGTCGCCGTTGATGTCCACGGTGTTCGCGTTGACCCAGATACCCTCGGCGTTCGTTACGCTACCCGTGTCCAATACTGGACTGGTTCCGAAGAACAGGGTCTTGCCGTAAGTGCCGAAACCCTCGTTTTGTAGGGTCATGCACATGGCCAGATCAATCATGATGTCGCTCCTATCCTAGATCGAAGTACGATTTCACACGGCTAGCTGCGGTGTTCCGCGCTCGCTGCAGGTAGCGTACCGTGTTCGGATGCAACCGGTTCGTATGTTCGCGGATACGCGCGTAAGGAACACGGCCATTGCCGAACGTGATACGCCACTTGAGCGTGGAGACTTGTTGGAAACGGCCACTGTTACGCAAAGCGCCGGTAAGTACGGGAGCATTCTGACGGGCCATCTTGAGAATGTCGGTCATCATTCTCACGCCGCCCTTGTTCAACTGTTGGGTGGAGAGCTTACGCGCCCAATCAGCGGACAACTGTAACCGGTAGCTCATATGCTGTCCCTTCCATACGGCGTTCCAGTTACGGTGATGAACCGGGTTTCGCCCATCGTCATGTCATCGCCACGACTCGCGTCGGTTATCTGGTATACGCGCCCGTTCTCCATCTCCAGCATAAGGTCGGGCAGAAGCTCGATATCCTGCACATAGGCGAATGGGAGTGTACTGGGGTCGATATGGAAGCTTCGGGGGCCGATACGCGAACCGTATTCGGTGGGCTGGTCGGTTTGTGTGGTGCGTTTTACGATCACACGTAATACGGCGATTAGCTCGTTTGGTAGTCCGGGTGCAGTGTACCGCCAGAGCTTCGCAGTCTCCACTTGTTCTGGGAACAGTCGGAACGGGTCACAGAGCGTTGCCATAAGCGTAGTCACCCCCCACGTAATCCTGAGCGTTGAGCCACCACGGCAGATTATGGTGTTTGCGAGGCATGGAGAGGATGCCACCGGTCTGAGTGCCGTTTTGGCATAGGCTCCATTGGTTGATAAGAGACTGGTACGGGGTCAACGCACGTTCCATAGCCGTCTCGTTGCTCGTTGCGTAGCTCACGCTCACATCCTCGATACTCTTGGACGTAATAATGTCGGTCTGGTCAAGAACGTTCTGGTCTGCCTCGATGATTGCCGCCAATACAGAAGATAATTGGGCGGGGAGTTTGGCGAACCCGTGCGTTCCGGTCACGGTTACTGCTGTACCCGCCGTGAGACGTTCCGTGATGGTAATGCAGTTCGTGTACTTGGTTTCGGGCGTCCAACCGTCGCCCATATCATAGTTCACATGAAAATCGAGTTTCACACCATCGGTGGTCTGCACGTTGGCAACTTCCGAATACCATGCCAGTAGGGCCACGTGGCGGCCATCCCCTACGACGATTCCCACGTAATCATCCGTAAGCTGGGATAATGTTTTTTGGCATAGAATGTTGGCGAGGTCTGCGAGCGCAGCATCCTTCCACCGCGCATAGGTGGTTTCTCCTACCTGATCTATTACGCTGGCGTCGATGTCCATGATCGCTCCTTCCGAAAAAATGAGTTAGGCCCTACCTCCCATTGTAGGAGATAGGGCCTTTGCGGTGCAGTCCCGCTACCTTTTATGATAGCCGGTCAGGAGGACGCCATCAAACCAGCGGCAATCAGAGCGTTCACCACCTGCGCTACCGTGCCGGACGTCGGGTCAACGTGAGCGGCCTTACCCATAGGCTGACCATTCTCGTTGACGAAGTTGATGACCTTAACCGTGTTCACGTTGTCTTCGGGCAGCGCCTTGCCGCCGACTCTAGCGTACAGTTCGGTGCTCATCATGAATCACCTCAATTACCCTTCGGCTTGATGACCACTGCGGACTTCTCAGAGTCCAAACCGCCACCAGCGTAGATCTCCTGAAGATACTCGTTGGTGTTCGTGGACAGTGCGAAGTTCGTGAACGCTTCGATGGAAGTATCGCCAACCACCGCGTAATGGGAGGCGGACATGATGACGCCCATAGTGGTGGTGTCATCCGTGTCAGTCCACCATTCCGGAGTGATGATCTGGTTAACGCCGAGAGCGCGGGCCAGAGTATCGTCACCGCCAAGAGCGATGTACGTGTTGCCGTTCGCGTTCGCGGACACCAGCAGATCAGCGACAGTGTCAGCATTGCACAGCAGCACCTTGTTGCCCTGCGCTCGCACCATGTGGGAGGCGCGCACGAAGTCCATCAGCGGGGCAGCATCCGTCATGGTGTAGGAGAGCGCGAAACGGTTGCCCTTCCAATCGGACGAGTTGTCTCCCGCGTCAGTCACCACGCTACGGAAGTGAGCCATGTCCGTGTATCCGCCGAGCGTGATCTGACGTTCGATGGTCTGGACGATATAGTTCGGGAGTTCCTGAAGCACGTAGCGGAGCAGGGCGCCCGGACGCTGGGTGCGGCGAATATCGCCCTTGTTCAGGGTGATGTACTTGTAGGTGTAGTCGGCCTGAAGTTCACGCTTCACGAACGAAAGCACCTGTTCCTTCTTCTTCGTGCCGTAGCTGGCTACCGGGTAGCCGTGGGCGCGGGTCTGCTCAGTCAGACCGGAAATGTTGCCGCCGATGGTCAGGCGGTCAAGACCGGTTTTGCGTAGCAGGTTCCACAAGCCGGAACCGCGATTGTTCAAACCGTCCGAGATAGTGGTGATGGCTTCGGTCGGAATGAACTTGTTCACGTTGTCAGCGTTCACGCCGAACGACGCGGTATCCGACATGTTACGGTTCACAGTGTCAGCCCACTCACGGTGGAACGCTTCGACACCCTTGTTGTCAGTGTCGATCAGGGCACGCTCGAACGCGATCATGGCGTCATCGGAGTCCAGCCACGTCTTACGGTCGTGGGAGAACGTCACGGTACCCGACTGGTGTGCCGCATGATTCGCTTTGTTGATGATGATGGTCTGGCGGCCGCTGGAAGTCTGCACTGGTTCCTCCGGTGCCGGGGTGGTTCCATCATTGTTTGATTCGGACTGTTCTCCGATGGCTTCGGTCAGGTCATCGAGAGCACCCTGCATGATATCGGTGACGTTGTTGGTGAGCTGCTCCGCCTCGTCAGGCGTGAGCTTGAACTGGGCGATGGTACGCGCCAGCTTCTTCAGGAGTTCCGGGTTCATGGTGTCTCCATTCTGGTTGTTGCGGCTGTTGATTGCGGTGAAAGCGGCCCGTGGGTCGGCACCACGATAGACGACGCTGATTTCCAGTAGTTCGCCATCGTGGATGATACCGTCCTTGCCGGGACGCTTGTTGAATTCAACGGTGATGCTGAAACTGTTGGTCAGGCATCCGTCTGCTGCAAGCTGGCGGATACGTTCGCCTTGATCTACCTCGCTGAGTTTCGCTTCGGCCATTAGTCCATCATCTGTCATCCACAGTCGGGTGATTGCGCCCGCTTGGCATTCGATGCTAGGCATGTGGTCGATCAGCAACGGCAGGGATAGTTTGTCGGACTCGGTGAGGTCGGACACCAGTTTCAGAGTGCCGTCGATTAACGGCGCTTTCAGTGTCTTCAGGTCTACGGTGAGTCCGTCGCACATCACTTTGCCGCTGTTGGCGAGGAATGTGAGGGTACGACCATTGGTTTCTGGGGCACCGCTGTTTGCGAAGCTCTTACGAGTCTTCATCTTGGCCCTTTCAATAGGTAGTGGTGCGGTCGAACGTCCTTAATGGGCTTAATTGTTCTATCCCCCATAGTAGCACGATGCGGTACGTGTCCAATCCTTTGCAGTTCGGGCACTTCAATGTAACTGTGGTGTCGCGGGCGCAGGAGCCTAGGTAGCGTCCGCAACGTTTGCAATGGATGTCATACGTCATGATTCGACCACCTCGTAATCCTCGTAGCATCGGCAGTTGGGATGTCCGTTCGGTGTTTGCATACTCTCGAAATTGTTCACATAGGTTCTGTCCCCGATTTCGACGCTTGCGTTCTCCGCCAGATACGTGTCATCCAATGCGATTCGAGTGCCTTCCATGTGATTGCAGAACTCGCAGACTTTTTCGTCGCCGCTGGTACGCCACACCTTGGCTAGTCGGACGCCGAGCGTTTCGCTGAGATTGCGGGCGCTGTACAAGCTGCCGAGCCTCTGCGATTGCACTGTTTCACAGCGTGAGATTAGCTCCGCGTGATCGTTGCCCATGCGTTCGAGTGATTCGCGCAGGCGTTGGGCGTCCCACTGTTCCACGTCAGCCCGGTTCAACAGTTCGAGCACGTCGTTCGTGATGGTCTTGCTGGTGGACTTGGCGATGCTCCGCAAGTGTTCCACGTAGGCTTCACGCACGGTGTCTGGGAGTTCAGTCCAGAAGTAGAGTTTCCGCCAATCATCCGCAGTGTATCCTTCGATATCCACGGCGATGGAGCTTTCGGGGTGGAGTTCCGCCCACATGGTGATGACCTGTTCCAATTCGTAGCCGGTACGACGGGCGTAGGCTATGAGGTTGGTCATCAACTCGTCTTCCACGTCGTTTACCCACTGTTCTCCGATGGCTTCCAGATCGTCGCGCAAACCGTTTTGGGAGCGGCGGGCCATTCGGATGATTCTGTTCACGTAGGTTCGTGTGGCGGGGAGGATACGGGTTTCGGTTGCCGTTTCCTGCGGTTTGATATTACGCGCATATCGTTTCGCGGCTATTGGGATAGTCAGCGTCGGAGCCTGCTGATGCAAGTCAAGACGCTTGTACGAGTCGGGGAGGCCGAGCGCGTCCACGGCTGATTCCAGACTGGCCCCCATGTTCAAAAGCTGGGCCAGCGAGTCGATACGAACCTTCTGTGTGTCGGCCTGCACCTTCTCCACGTCGGTTTGCGACGGCAGGTCAAGATCGAACGTGATGCCATATCCGAGTCCGCCGGTGATGCGGTCAAGCTCGAACTGCCATTTATCCCACACCGTCATACACAACGGCTTCAACGTGTTTTCAATGAACGCGCGTTCCGCCTGTTCGGCGTTGGCGTAGGTCTGCCCGTTGTCGATGCCGCGAATAATGTCCGGGACGGCGAGCGCGTTCGACAGTCGATTGTTTACCACGTCGTTCACGGTCTGCAAGTCCAGCGTGTTGTTGCTCGACTGGAACGGTACCCACACGAGTTTGCTGGTAGTGCTGGGCTTATGGGTCATCGGGTCAACCGGGATCATGTTGTAGACGATGCCGTTGTTGTTGCCTGCGCCACGGAACGTGCTTTCGAGCCGGTCGCGGTTACGTTGGAAGTCCTCGGTGTTTTCCGATACGATGCCGAGCATTCCAGCAGGAACGGCGTTGTTGCCGAAGAAGCCACGCTCGTAGTCGGCAATCATATCGTCAACGTTGGCCCATTTTTTCACGGTCATTGCGGGGCTGATGCCGTGCGTCGGATCGTTGGGATGCTGCGAGTAGCTGAGGGCGATTGTTTCATCACGGGAGAATTTGTAGACTCGTTCGCCGTCGCCCAAGTCCATCGTGACGCGGTGATACCAGTCTGAACGGGAGGAATTGTATTGGCGG